GAGTCCCACGAAATTCCAGCATCAAACTCAGGACTTATTTCTTTAACAGCGTCTTGAACTTTTTTCTCAATATCATCTAAAAATTCATGATTTTTTGGTAAAAAAGCCGTCTTATATTCTAATTCACCAAAAAATTTTCCCGCTTCTACTAATCTTTTTTCCAAAGCATTCATAGGGGTGATGAAAGCCGGTTGATTTGGTCTTCTTTTTCTGATTAATTTTTCCGCATAAGATTCGTCATACTTTGGACTATTTTCATCAATCTTTTCCACATCAACACGAGCAATCAAATACTTACGACCGTGATGTTCTTCCACGCTTATATCAATATCTGCAAAATCAGTAGTTGTACTAATATAAGATATTAATGTTTTATCAAACTTTGTCATATTGTATAAATATCTTTAAAATTAAAAACCCCCACCATATGGTGAGGGTTCAAAGTTAAGACAATTTAAGTTATTTTAAAAACTTCATTTTATATAAAGTCGAATAAAGTAAGGTTTGAACCTCATCAATTTGATTTTGAATGTATGATTCTTTAACTGACTTTCTATTTTTTTCAATAACTGAATCAATTTTTTCAAGATATGTTATAACTTGTTCTCCACTTTTGTAGTCTTCTATTTTACCAGTACCATATCCTTTAATAATTCCGTGTTTACCTTGGTGACTTTCAACAATACCATCAATTAAATCACCAATCCCTTCATAGAAATCACCCAAAGCTTTATGTTCAGCGTATGATTCAGTTTGTAAGTGAAATACATGAATTTGATTTCTTGAATGGAGTAATATTGATAACATTTCTGTTAGACTTCCTGATTTTTTTTCGGTATCTTCCTGTTCAGATAACAATCCTCTTTTTTTAACTTCTTCAAAGAGTTTGTTTTTAAATTTGTTGTCCATTTGTTTTTATTTATAAATATCGTATTTTCTTAAACGCTTTGATTTCCACCATACTTCTCAAGATAAAAGTTTTCAAAAACATTTAAGTTTTTAATTCCCACTTCATTAATTCTATCCAGTATATAATCTATGGAATAATTGGTTTCTAAAAAACGTCTGATTTTATTTTGGAGGACTATGTCTGTAATACCTTCGTTTTTACAATATTCCTCAGACAAATCAACCTTATGATAAGTTAAACCAATTTCTTTTATAAACTTTTCAATTTGGATTATCATGTCATCATCCGCTAAAAAAACATCCCAAGCTTTTCCAGAATCGGAACTTGAACTGTCGCTTGGCACCGTTTCAGAAACTTTCTGAGCCCATTCCCTCTGTTTCTTGGTCATATTAGTGGCCAAAAAGTCATCAACTTCATCAGGATTAAGTAAGTATTGAAACTTAACTAATTTTATCTCAGAAAGGTTCATATCAATTTATATTTAAAGGTTATTTACCTATAACTAATTCATCAAAATTTAATTTACCCATACCTGAATTCTCGTCTTCTACGAATTCATCATACATAAAAGCTTTAACAACTGATAAAATACTTTGTTCAGATTGAGCGATTTTACTCTCCATCCAATCCTCAAGTTGTTCTCCGTCTTCCATTTTTTCCCACATGGTATAAGCCATGGTTGCCAACATAAAAAGTTGTTGTTTTGCCATGTATGAACCTGGTTCATGAGACTCACTAACATTATTTTTAACTTTACCAACCAAGTCGGCAAGTTGTTTTTCAGATATAAGAATGTTTTTCATATGGTCTTTTATTATAAATATCAAAAAACAAAAAAAAGGAGATTTCTCTCCTTTTTTGAGCCCGTTTTACCGGTCCACCACTTGGTTTTAATGTACCAAGAAAATCACTCATTCAACATTTCTATATCTTCAATTTCAATCTTTTTAGTTAAGGTATCATACTTAGCATGAACCATTACTTTAGATTTTTTTTCTGTGGATTTTGTCTTAGTTGTATCTTTTTTCGGAGTCTTAACTTTGTCTTCATCCTCAATTTTAATATCAACCTTTTCAGTTTTATTTACCTTATCGGGAAGAATTACGGAATCGTACCACGATTTAATTTGAACAACAAGTAAAACAAATAAGGCCGCAACTGCTATTAAAATAAATTTGATAGCTCGTTTCCAAAACTTAACTAATATCAACACGGCAATAGCCGCTGACAATAACCAACCGAATGTATTTGAGTCTATAATCATTTTGTTACTAGTGATTCGATTTTACTTTTTACAATTTCTGACATCTCAATTGAACTAAGAGATGTGGTAATAATAGAATCAGATAGAAAACGATGTGGTACGTGGACTAAAAATTCAACCCCGTTGAAGAATGATAGGTCATTCTTAAGTTCAATACAAGCTTGTATCATTTTAAGAAACAACTTAAATTGAATAGGGTCAATAAAAGTCTCATTAAGGATAACTCCAAACTTTTCGTTTTCTATTTTGATTGTGTGGGTAATTGTGGTCATGAGTTATAATTTTTACAAATATACGAATAATTTACAATCCTACAAATTTTTTATCCCTATTTAGTTCTCTTTCTTTAATGGTATTACGTTTATCGTACAGTTTTTTACCTTTTGCAAGAGAAATTTCAACTTTTATCAAACCTTTATCATTTTCAAACACTTTATTAACAATTATTGTCAGTCCCTTAATCATATCTCTTTTTAACCCATTAAGTTCGGACTTTTTTAACAACAATTTCTTATCTCGTTTAACGTCAGGTGAAAACTCATTAACTTTCTCAGTCAAAACCATATTTTTAATAAAAAGTTCATTTTCTTTAAAAATACAGAAAGCGTCATTTATTGAAAGTTTACCCTTTTTTACGGTCTTTACCTCACTTCCAACTAGTTGGATGCCAGCGGTAAACGTAGAAATAAACTCATATTCATAACGAGCTTTTTTATTAACTATGGATAGTTTATTTTTCATAATGGGTACAAATATACGAAAAAAACAAAAACCCTAAAAATCTTTGGGGGAATTTTAGGGTTTAGTTTCAACCAACTATTTAGAAAGGGGCGTTGGGCTTATTTTCGTATAAATATGTGTGAATTATTAAAAAGTTAAATTTTTAACAAAAAAACTTAATTATTTTATAAAATAAATCATTTTCATATCATAAAGTATTTATCATTATGTTGTTAAGTATAAATAACTCTAAATTCAAAGTTAAAGTTTTAGTATCAGAAAAAGAAACCCAAAAAGGTATGATGGGTAAAAAATTCGACAAAGACTTTAATGGTATGTTATTCATGATGGGTGGTGATGAACATTGTTTTTGGATGAATAACTGTATTATAAATTTGGACATCATTTTTATTAAAGATGACATCATAACAAAAATACATCACAATTGTCCTCCATGTAAGGATGATGAATGTAGAAATTATTGTGGTGAGGGTGATATAGTTTTAGAAGTCAAAGGTGGGACCTGTAAACAAAAAGGTATATCAGAGGGCGATGAATTAGTCTATTAAGACTGACCTATCTTTTCTTGTAATACTCTAACAAATTCTCTTTGTAACATCTTAAGAAATTTAATGTATGGTGAATCCTCTCTTTCAGGGTCATACTTATACTTTCCCTGTGGTGGCCTATTTGACCTTCCCATATACATTAAACCCGAAATGTTTGTTATACATTTGTGACCTCCTGAATTAGACCGGATGACATCCCAAGCATTAACCGTAACCTCATCTAATATTTGTCTTTCTTCCTCAGTTAATTGTTCAAATGGTTTTTCCATTAAGTTACCGATGTTAATCAACTCCTCTTTACCATTTTGTTTTGATTTATAGTTCTTACCATATAACGCTACAAAATCTTTAAATGTAAAACCAACTGACTCAGGTCCAAAACCTTTAACGTCTTCAGATATCCATTTGATTGTAGATAATGGTATTTGTCTGTCCTTTAACTGTCCTTCCCATTTAGATAACACCTCTTGAGCTATATCACCTAAGTTAACACCTTTTAACTCTCTATCTTTTTTGAACGGATTACACGAAGCCTGTAATAAACCCATTGGCCAAGCAATAACTAAAAAGTCGGCATCAGGGTTGTTTCTAAATGGGGTATATCTATCATAAGAACCCGGTTTCATCATACTACCACCACCATACTGAACAATAACATTATTAGATACCTCAGGATAATTTTTCATTTTTTGAACATAGTCTTCCTTATTTTTTTCAAGGTCAGGAATGTCCGCATATCCTTTTTCCTTCATAATTTGTCTTATGTTGACAAGAATATTAATTAAAGATGGTGTTGAATCCATCACTAATTTTTCCAAAAACCCAGGTTTGTTTTTAAATGCCAATAATAATTTATTAGCCACCATACCCATAGCCATTTTATTCTTCAGCAATGATGAATCTTTATCAAACTTGAACAAATAATTCATAACTTGTTCTGGTGTGATGTCATATTTTGCAAAGTTGGCCGAATCTACTGTTGAGATTAATAAAACATCTTTATCAGGGAATATTTCTTTTGGTGATACAATTTGTGATATAGTCTCCACATTTGAACGAGATTGTCTAAATGATGTAGACTTCGTATCTTCAGCTCCAGCTTGTCTATCGTGGTGGTCAGTGTGAATAACAAACATTGGTTTACCATGAGCGAAATCAACAAGAACAGGCATTACGTCACCTGTCGCATCGTTCTTTTTTATTGAGAACTCTTTATCTCCGTATTGAATTACGTGAGCATCTACAACTTTAATTCCATGTTGTTCCAAATATGATTTCATGGCTAGCGCGGTAGTAACACCATCAAGGTCCTGGTGAAAGTATATTTCGGCCTTTGGGTATCTTTGAGCTAAAGCATTAATATCTCTTATACCACTTTCAGAAATTAGTTTTTTCATTATTTTTTACCTCCAAAAATATTCTTTAATGTTGTTAATGAATCTTGAACTTCCTCGTTAACTGAAGACTTTCTTTTCTCAACATACATTTGAATTTTTTCTTTAATCAAGGAATGTTTCTCCTCATTATAAATTTGGATTAATTTATCTTTAAATTGTTCCTCTGAAATAATTTTGTTATTCATAGATTTTTTTTATATAAATATTAGATAAAACAAAAATGGAGGTTATTCACCCCCATTTTCAAACTCTAAAACTTGTTGCCTCTTTTGGTCAACAAAGGATTGTATCCTTTCTGTAGCAATCTTAGTATAATTCTCAGAAAGTTCAATACCAATCCACCTTCTATCTAAAATTTCCGCAGCCACACAACTTGTACCACTTCCATTGAAGGGGTCTAATACAATGTCATTCTTATAAGATAAAATCTTAATAGCTTTGGTGGGAATATCCATTGAGAAAGTAGCCTTGGTCATTGGTCTTGAGTCATTCAAATATTTCCATTGTCCGAATACCAATTCCATAAATTCTTTCTTATCCTGTTCGGTATATAACATCTTTGTCTTACCTTCCTCGGTTGTAATAGGTTCTCCTTTCCATTGTGGTTCACCTTTAACCTTCTTGATGTGTTGTTTCTTATATGCAAGTATGACGCATTCTTTTGGGTTATAGATATAAGGACTTGATGGACTCATCCAACTACCCCATGCGGTTGTCTTACTACGATGAGGACTATCCTCCTCAAGGTCAACAATTCCAAAGAATTTAAACCCCACTTCTTTCATTATTTGATAAACTTCAGATACAAAGAATATTCGTCCCCCTTTACCTTGTCTATTAATCTCGTAAGGAATATTAATTGCAACTCTTCCATCGTCCTTAATTACTTTGTAGGCTTCGGTTAACCATTGTCTTGTAAAAACAAGATAATCTTGGAACTCAACATCATCGTCATGAGTATCGTAATTAATTCCAACTCCATATGGAGGCGATGTCACAATCAAATCGACGAATGACTCGGGCATTTCTTTCATTACCTCAATACAATCACCATTGATTACTTTATTTATATAGTTTTCAATCATTTCTTCTCTAAATTTTTAATTTTTCTATCAAGATACCAAAGAGCCTTTTTAAGGTCTTGCAGTTCTTTATCAGAATCTTTTTTGCCGGCTCTTGCCACATATTTTACAACATTAAACAAATAAGCATCCATATCAAGATTCCAAGCCTCGCATACCTTTACAACTTCATATGTGTTTTCCTCACCACCATAATGGTCAGGATGATTTACCATTTCTTTCATAGTTTTATATACTTTTTACAACATAATAACCTTTACCATACTTACTTTCTTCAATCAAACCTTCTTCAACCATTTCATTGATAAATTTTTCAGTTTCTTCCATAGAAAGTTTTAAAATATGGTTAGAAATAAATGTGATATGAACCGGTCTTCTTAACTTATCCAATAACTTTTTTTTGATTGTATTCATTTTCAAAAAATTTAAATTTATCTCTTATTTCATTAGATTCAAATATCATGGCGTCGTACTTTTTATAAATTTCAATCAAATTTAAATCCGACTCAATTTCCTTTATTTTGTTTTTTCCGACTATTAATTTATTGAACCCCATTTTCAACTGTTTTACTTTCTTCTAATAACTTTTCAACTTTAATACTTTGATGTATCAAAGATACAACTTTTCTTTTCATTAGTGGTACCAATGTTTCATTCAGTGGAAACATTTCATGACAAACAACTTCCATTATAGGTAACTTACTTTCGTTGTTTTTTCTATATGTTGGTGATGTTTGTGATATGACCTTAATAACTGTTGAGTCAGGACTTCCACTAAACATTAATTTAGCATCGGTTCTAACTTGGTTATTAAACCCTCTAATTTTTTTCATCGTATATCTCCAAACATAAAGATTATCTTTATATATTGTGTAATAAAATCCCGTCTTACTTGTTAAATTATTTTTATTTCTCTTAACATTTACGGTTACCGAATCGTAAGCCAACGACCACAATGATTTGGCTATGTTAAAATAATCAAATAACATTGGTTGACTCACTCTGATTATTTTTTGATACTCAGCAAATTGCTCGTCGGTTAAATCAGGTATGTCTTTAACCTTCAAATCTTTAATGAAGATTTCATCGTTATCTGTAGTTAACTTTTTGTCAGTATATAATATTTTGTTTTGAGTTAACAATGTTTGAATATTACCCAAATGTATTGAAAGTTCAGTAAACATAGGGTAAATTCTCATCTCTTCCAAATTTTTATTCATTTTTTGGAAGTAACCTAAAAGTACATATTCTTTTTGTTCGGCGTCGATTGTCCCATTGAAGAGCCAATCGGTGTTCATTACAAAAGAATTATTATTTTTGGTTTTTTTAGACATGTTATCACAAATATAGTTGATATCAGTGACAAAAAAAAGATTTAGTTAACTCTCATTATGTAGTAATAATTGTTGTCTATCATTTCAGTATCATAACTTCCATCATAAGATGCTAAAATTTCATACCCATCACTTTTAGCAAGTGATTCTGCCAGTGAATCCATATCAACATATTCACTAATATCCATACCAAATTCAGATAAAGAACCCCTTGGGTCACTCATTTTATCTGATACCATATCCTCAATTTTTTCTTCAATCATATCCTCAGTTGGTTCTCCGTCAGGTTCCATGTTGTCAATTTCTTCTTGTGAGTCATCAATATGCCCTTGGATGATGTCTATTTTTGATTGAATCTCGTCATACCGTTTAGTATATTCATCGGGGTCTTCAATTTCATTGTTAAGGTCTTCTTGTTTTTGTTCGAATTTTTTAATTACTCCTTCAGCCTTACCAATATATTCTTCTAATTCTTGTTTTCTTCTTTCTTGTTCTTCAGAGTTTGGTTTTTCACTTTCATCAAAATAAACATCAAGATGATACCTAACATCATCATCATAAAAATCTCTGAAATATTGTTCAATCGCATCGGTATCTAAATGGTCCTCAATAAAATGGTCTCTTAAGCCTTCAATACCAGCCTCATCAAGGTAGTTTTTAGCATATTGAAGTGCCGCGTCATCCATTTCACTTTCATCACCAACCGCATATTCTTCCCCTACTAAATCATCAACACCAATAACTTCAAATTGAGGTAAACCGTAGTAATTATATTTCATCGGTACTATGTTATATACATCCACCACTCCTTGTTGGAGTTCGTTAATTCTCTCTTCTATATCACTTATCTTATTATATAATTCATCGTCTTCAGTTTCATTATACCTAATAGTTAATTCCTCCAAGTCGGCCTTTAAACCTTCTAGTTCTCCTATGTATTCTCCTGTTGGGGCGAAAATTTTTTCATCATTTATCAAATTTTTATATAACGCTTGGGCTCTTAAACCTATTTCGTCTCCTCCCTCTATACTCCATTCATCTCTTTGTCTTCTTTCATCAGCCTCTTCCATCTTTTCTTTTAAAATGGCGGCAAGTCTTCTTTTTTCAATAGGTGTACCTCCATCCCAAATATATCCTTTAACCTTAACACCAGATAAATCACTAATATTTGTTCTACTGATATCTAATCTACCCTCAACATACTTAACGTTACCCAACGAGTCTGTTGGTGTATTTGACAAATCTAAATTACCAGTAATCCAAATTGGTTTACCTCCGAACATTTTTAATTTACTTACACCTTTACCGTTATAACTACCAAACTTCATTAGTTCTGTAAACTCATCAGGTGAAATTTTGTAAAACTCTTCCTCACTTTGTTCTACCAATATATTTTTTACAGTATTTTTGAAACTAAGACTTTTTGTCATAATCATAAATATTTGTAAATTCAAATAAAATATTTACAATATAC